TTGTTCATGCGGCCCTCCATAAACGCTCGGTCGGTGCCCTTGGTCCCGGGAGCGATCTGTAACGCGCACATTTCAGCGAACCGCTCTCCGTACTGAAGCGCGTTCTTGTAGACCTCCACGGCCTCACGGCCGCGGCTACTGATTTGCTGGGGGATTTGCATTGGGCTGGCCTTGCGGAGGCGGTCCTGGGGGCGGCGGCGGGATCATGTACCGAGACACATCGACTTGCATGGCCTTGCCCCAGTCCTCCAAAAGAGCATTGAAGAGTTCCGGCCTGCCGGCTTGGAGCAGCCCTTGGGAGATCGGGGCAAGGATCTGCATTGCGTTCGTGATGTTTTCGATGCGGGTGGCGATGTTGGGTTTTCTGGCGGAACCGGCCTCAACGCGGTACGAATACTCCCGCACGATATTGTCCGGCGATTCGTTCTGAACGTGCATGCCCCACGCCTGCGCCGCCATCGGGCCCAGAAGAGGCTCAACGTCCTGCGGATAAATTAGCCAGCGCGCACACAGAGCCTCCTTGCGGGCGACCTCCGAGAGAGCGTCTTCCAGAATATTTGCGTAATCGTCTGGCCTGACAGAGATTTGCTCTGCCTTCACTTGGGCTTCTGCGGCCGACCGGAACTGGTTCCTGGTCATGCCGTACACCAACTCTGTCAAACCCACCCGGCGATCAAAGAGCGCCGTGACCTCCGCGATAATGTTGTACATGTCCTGGGTGACCCCAGGCACTTGGAACACTGAGATGACATCGTTGACAGACCGGCCAACGGCCTCGGAAATTTCAACGATGTTAAAGCCCTTCTCGGACTTCTCCAGCAATTTGGACTTCAGGTCGGGATCTGCTGCCTTTGACACTCCGATGAGTGTCTGGGACGAGGTTGCCACGCGGGTCGCGAGGAAGCTCATCGCCCAGTTGATGAACCGCAGTTCTCCGATGCCGGGCCGAATCAAGGAGACGGGCCACGAGTACCCGGGCTTGCCATGCCACGCCAGCAGGGTAAAAGGCCAGCCGGCCGGTTCCGCCCAAAACGGAATGGGCCACTGGGCTGCCAAGAACATCTGTTGCGGAATGCCTGTTTCGTCCACCGGCTCTTGGAGCATGGTCGGCGGTATGTTCAGGGGGAACTCCACGCCCTCGGCCACCACGATGTAGCAGTTTGCCCCCAGTGAGTCGAACTTGCCACGCAAGTCCTTGTCGCCGTCTTTCAGCCGGTCTCCAAAGCCCGTCTTGGAGTAACTCTCCCAGTAGCAAATGATGTCGTTGGTCTGGCCGTTCTTGCGGCGCATTTCATACCCGCGCTCGCCTTCCTCAACGCGAGAGTCGTAGGACTCCAAATGACCCTTCAGGGCATCCCGCGTCAGGCCAAACTTGGCCGCCGCCTCATCTATCGGCTGCACCCGGCGGCGAGCGCACCAGCGGATGTCCTCAAACTCGTCGGCGTCCGGATCCCAGACCAAGTTGTCCACTGAGTCAAAGAACGAGCCGGCGAACTTCACCGCACTGCCGGGGGGCGAGAACAGTTCATGCCACCACACCCCGGCTCCCTTAATGAACGCCTCTTCCACCACCTTGCGGGAATGCTGCTTCAGGTTCAGTTCATTGGGCGTGTAGTTGAGGTACTCTTCCAGTAGCTGGGCCACGACCTTGCGGCGTTCCCCCATGAACTGCTGCTGTTGCACTCCCTGCTGGTACGCCATCATTCCCGGATCCGGCATCATCACCGGCTGTCCGTCAGGCCCGATGACCGGACCGTCAGGCCCCATCTGCGGAACCGGCGGCTGTGGCATGATGCCCAGCAGAGGAGCCGGCACGATTGGATACGCCTTCGGCGTTACGGCGCGGGTGGGGTTGCGGTGATGGATAACCGACGAGAACAGCCGGACGGCCTCCCAGACGCGGTTGACGCAGATGCGCACCGCGGGGAGGTCAATGCCCTTGGCATACGTGCGAGCCTGTTCAGGGCCCCACATGGCCTCCGGGTCGGAGGCGTAGAACCCCAGCGCCTCCTTGGCGTCATCCGTGAAAGGCTTCTTGTGCTTCTTGGCTAACTCAATTTTCTTGAGCCAAGTGGCAACAATCGGCCGCAGCGGGTTCTCTTCCATCTAGGGCTCCCTATTTCTTATTGCCCCGCTCATCCAGTTTCCGCTCCAGCAGGGACACCCTCTCGGACAGCATGGCCAACTGGCCGGCGGGGCGATGCTCCCAAAATCCGTAGCTCTTCCACGCCGGGAACTCCGCTACACCCGGGTCCGTGACATGATGCACGGAGGGCTTTTCGGCACCGCCGTACCCGGGGCAGATAGCCCAAAGTGTCAGCGTCCGCGAGGACACCTGGGACACCAGGGCCGGGACTGGCGTGGCCCCTTCATGCACGAAGTACAGCACCCAATCGCCCAGTTCCGCCTTCGGCATTTCGTAACCGCTCACTTGTAGACTCCTTTGGGAGAGAGATAGAGAACACCTTCATTTTCCTGCTTTTGCCGACGCCGCTTGTCGGCCAGATATTTCACCCACCACGGATCCGTCCCGCGCACCTTCGGCGGCGTGTGGTACTTTGGCTCATACGCACACAGGTACTCCAAGGCTTGGCAGGCATGCACCTCGCCGCGGGTTTGCGGCTCGTCGGTCACGTACACGCGGCCGTCAATCTTGCTCGTCTTCTTGCGGTATCGTTTCAATTCCCGCAGCAGATTGGGGCACGCGCCGTCCAGCACCTTTAGCCGCGTTGTTCCGTCCCCGCGTATATGAAGCATCTGTCGCACCATCGCGGTCCGTGCCGCAATATCGTCCGACCCCGGCGTGAAACCGTACCCTGACAACTGCGACCGGAATGACCGCTTTCGCAACTCTTCCGAGTACAACTCGTGCGGCAATCGGCCGGAGCCCAAGTCACGCAACATGCCGCCGTGCATATCCATGATGAACGTGTAGAAATGTTGGTTCTGGGCCTTGCCGAAAAACTTTTCCCCAAAGATCAGCGCATTGCACTGCCGGACGTACAGTTCGTCGTAGATCAACAGAAACTTTTCGTCCGGCGGCACAGCCCCAAACAGGCACGCCATGACGGCATGCCCGGGATCGATGGACACATACCGCGTCCACTCTGGGGGCACCTGACCGTCCGGCAAGTCCGTGCGTGGAATGACATGGACTGACGTATTGAACGTCGGGTACATGAGCGTGGATTCAGTGGTGAACTCGCCCTCCGACCGCATGCGGAGTTCGTCCATCCCCAACGACGCCCACCGCTCAATGTTTTTGCGTTTTTCGGACTCATCGATGTGAGGGTTGTCCAAGAACCGCAACGTAAACTTGCGGATGATTGAGTCCTCGTCATCCGCCGATTTGTCCGCCCGCTCGCACAACCCCAAGAGAGCGTCGTTCTGCGACCACGGCATGGCCGACCAGACGAAACGCCCCTTGCGGTCCGCAAGGCGAGCCTGCATTTCGCCTACCCACTGTTCGTTGTTGATGTCCTCGTCAATGTGGACCAGATCCGCCTGGAAGCCCTGCGGCGGCTGTCCCTCAGATGAGAAACAGAAGATGGTCCACCCGTTCGCCAGTTGTACCTTGTTGAGGTAGCCGGCGTTCTTCTGCACCCATGCCATGTCCGTAATCAACCGCGGGGGAATCAGCGGCGGCGCGGGCTTGGCCAAGGCGGGATCGTCCTTGCCGGGAATGAACGCCCGCCACGCATCCCCCTCGCGGATCATTTTGAATGCCCCAGCCTTAAACAGGATGGGGTACACCACCATGCCAATGTGCTGCCAGTTCTTGCCAATGATCACCAGCACCCCGTCCTTCTCGGGGTACTTGCCGTATGGATCCTGCCCCGTGGCGGCGCGGGCGTCTTCGATGAACGTACACATGCTTTTGCCGCTGCGGTTGCCGCCAATCACGATTCGCTCGCTGGCTGCGCAACTGTGAAACTCGTCCTGCTTGGGCATCGGCTTGTACAGCCGCAGGGCCTCAATGCGGCGTTCCGCCAGTTCGACCTGGACCTCTCGCATGGAGTCCAGGGCATGCTTCGTCAGGCCCGCCAACGGAGCCTGCGGCATTGGCGGCGGGTCAACGGGCGGGTGGCGTCTCATTCAGTTCCTGTAGCACCCTCTCCACCGCCCTGACTATCGACAGGTCCGCTGGCCGCACCGTCCCCGCCGAGTACGGGAGACAGTAACGATGCAATTGGCGAAGGGTGCTGATCGCCTCCGGCAGTTCCATCGGAGGGCTTGCAGGCGATGGCGTTGATGACGGTTGCGGCTTCAATGACACGTTTGTTTAACTCCTGCTCTAGTTCGTCCTCCGACCACAGCGTCAACGGCTTCTTGGCGCCGCCCATGGCCGTGTTGTTGGTGGTCAGTCGCATGATGGTCTCCAGCATCTTCGTGCGAAAGGCTCCTCCCGGAGGCGCGTCGAAGTACTGCTTCAGCCAGATGTTCGCAAACCCCGCCGTACCGCCGAAGTAGGAGTACAACACCTCCATCAGTTCCGCGGAGTGCGGGACGTTGGAGCCGCCCAGGCGGGCTGCTGCCAAGAATGTGCGAACCGCCCCCTTCTCTATCTGACGTAGACGCGAGTCCGTGGTTGACTTGCGCTTCTTCTTCGCAATGCTGTTGCGGCAGTTGCGGCACTTGGTGTGGAACCCATCGCGGAACTTGTGCCAGTACTCTGCCGTCAGTGGGTATTTCTGCCCGCACGAGGCGCAACGCCGTTCGTCAGACACTGACCCGGAACTTCGGTTTGATGTCCATGAGCTTCACTCCCTCGTCGTGCCCGGCCTGCCAGCAAGATTTCAGTTTGCCGGAGATGTCCTTGGCTTGGATGAACTGTGGTCGGCCGACGCACTTCGGCTTCCAGTGGCCCGCCCAAGCATCCCAATTGCAAAACAGCGGATTGTATCCCAGCTTTTGCGTACCAACCAGCGAAAGATCACGGGTCTGTGTAACATCCTCAGTCGATGCCTTCTCTGCTTGGTACTTGTCGGACCACTCATAATAGAACCACGGCTTGTCTTCTTCGGTCTTAGGCTCCGTGAGTTCAAACGCCCTCATGTCGTACATGATCAGGCCCGTGGGCAAGGCGGCACATTCTTGGATGCCCGCCATCTTCACGGCTTGGGACCGCTCGTACATCTTCAGTTGAAAGTCCGGGTTGGCGTTGTTGCTCTGCATGTCACGCCATTCAAAGACGTACACGCACTCGTGCGGCGGCGGGCCGCAGTACGGGGCGCCGATGACCACCGGCCCCCTGTC